AGAGGAGGAAGCCAACAGTGATTCTGACCTCTATGGCATCGATGAGACCGAAAAGCCAGAGCCAAAGCTTTTTACTGAAGACGAAGTAAACGAAAGGATTAATCGAGCCGTTCGAGAACGCTTTGAAAGATTTGAAAGAAACAGCCAGGGCGCAGCGCCTAAGCCAGACAATCAAGAGGCAGCTCAAGGCGAAGAGCAGTGGCAGGAGCAGCTAACAAAATTTGTTGAGAGCACCGTCTCCAACCTGTCTGTTAAGCAACAGCGTGAAGAAGCTCAACTTAGAGAGCAGCAGGCACGAGCAGAATTTGAGCAGAAAATTATTTCTGGACGCCAAAGATTTAAAGATTACGACGCGGTGGTAACTGGTGCGCCCGTAAGCCAGCCCATGCTTGAGGCTTCGAGAGGATTGGATGACCCAGCAGCGTTTTGGTATACAGCTCAAAAAAGAGCGCCAGACGACGTAAAAGCTATTTCACAAATGGAAAATGCTTATGCTCAAATGATTGCGATAGGCAAGCTTGACGACAAGCTAAGAGCGCAAAAGAAAATCACCTCAACGCCTAAGCCAATTCAAAAAGTGACTGGTGGTGTTAGTGGCAAAGACTCGCGAGAGCTTACTATTGAAGAGCAAATTGAGCGCTCAAACAAAGAGCGACTTGCAAACTTGCGTCGCAGGTGAAAACTTGGGGGGTGAAAAATCCCCCCCCTTTCCATTGACAGCATTGATGTTTTACGTGTAATAGCCTATTATTGTTCTAGGCGTGTAGCTTACACAGAGTCCCCGCCGCTCTGGAATTAAAAATTGGCGTGTATTTGGTCTCCCGCCGGACAAAAAGATGAAATTAAAACTTTATTACTTTTTGGGGTGGCTAAATGGCTAATGATTTTAGAACTACTAATTATGTTCTAGACGATTACTTTGTAAGATTCTGGAACTCTCTTAAATTCGCTCGTACTGCAAACCGTGAAATTGAAGGTGACTTCAAATCATTGCGCTACGCAACAGGCGAAACTTTAAACTATCGTCTTGAAGAGCGTTATTTGGGTGGCGAAGGGGCTACAGCTGTTGCTGAGGACCGCGTCCAACAAATCAGACCTCTTACAATTGAAAAACAATTCCATACCATGATTGATTACAGTGGCTTTGAGCTTACTTTCGATCGTGCGCGTGATGAGCCTTATTTAGAAAGAGCAAACGCTCCAAGGGCTAAAACTTTAGCAAACAAAGTCGAAAACTTTATTGCTTCTACCAAATTCCAAAAGCAAGTTTATCAATCAGTTGGTACACCAGGTGTTGCCATTGATTTTAACACTACATTGCTTGCAGACGCTTACTTAACTGAACTTGCTGTTCCAGAAGATAGCCGTTATTGCGCTGTTCCACCACGTGTTGGCGCAAACCTTTCTAATGACTTGCAGGGTGTCTTCGAAAAAGAAGTTATCCGTGGCGCGTTACTAGATGGCTTTATTGGTCACTTGTCAGGATTTGATTTCTTCAAAACAAACTTCTTTGACCGCCAAATTTCTGGTGCGGGTGAAGCAGGTGGTGCGCCTCCTACTGGTTTTAAATTAGGTGGAACCGTTGTTGGCCCAGTTTCTAGCGGCAGCTCATTAAGTTTGACTGGCTTGGTTGCTTCTACAACTGTATTCAACGAAGGTGACGTAATTGAGGTTGATGACGCTTCTGGCGTATTCATGGTTAACCCATTAAATCACAATTCACTTCAGCAACGTGCTCAATTTGTAGTAACTGCTGACGTTATTAGTGACGGCGCTGGTGCTGCTACAGTTCCAATCAGTCCTGAAATCGTTATTTCTGGTGCGCGTCAAAACATTAGTGCTGCCATCCCTCATGGTGCTCAAATGCTTTTACGTGACGACCATAACGTTTCTATCGCATATCATAAAAACGCTATTGTGTTCGCTGCTCCACCTCTTAAAGAGTTGCGCGGTGGTGTCGAGGCTGTTACTAGAAGCTCCGACCTATACAAGCTAGCAATGACCTATTCATTAGGTGCAGACATCAGAAACTATCAACAGCTAGATAGAATCGATGTTCTAGCTGGGTGCTCAATTAATCCTGAGTTCGCCGTTAGAATCTGCTCGTAAATAATGAAGCGCCTCTTCGGGGGCGCATTAGGTTGTACTATGAAAAATGATTTACTTGATCATGCTTTGTTTCAGGGCAAGATGGTTCCCAAGGCAAACTTTAGAACATTTGTTTACAGCAAAAAAGGTGATAAGCGCTTAGCTAACAGCTGGGATGAATACCAAGAGTTGGTGTCATCTGGCATTTGGAGCTTAGAAAAGCCGCCAGAACCTGTAGTCAAAAAAAAGAGTAAGACTGACAAGGATGAATAATGGCAACACCTGTAAAACAATTCGTGAGACAGTCCTACAGGCTGATTTCATCTAATTCTCCCACCGTTCCTTTACAGGGGGACGATGAAAAGCTTGCTATACGGGTGTTAAACCAACTTCTTTCAAGTTACGCTTCAAGCGGTCTTTTGCTTACTGTTGCAAAGACAATTCAATTTGCGTTGCCAGCAGGACAGCAAGAGGTTACATTTGGTCCAACCACTACGCTTCCTTTGCCTGATGTCACTGAGGGCAGGCTTGCGTACATCACTAACGCGTGGCTTATTTCAGAGCAGGTAAGATATCCCCTTACCCCAGTTCAAAAGACCAGATTTGACAACTCATATATCTATGAACCTCTTTCTGGCGTTCCCTTATATTCTGTTTATGAGCAGGGAACCGAAATATCTACAGTTCGACTTTACCCATCTGGCTCCAAAGCCTATGACTTTTACTTGCGTGGTAAGTTTCAAACTGCAGTGTTGACTGCTAATGATGAGATAGAAGCATTCCCAGATTACTATGAGCTGTTCCTTTTGCTTGCTACTGCGCGAACAGTAGCGCCATTCAAAGGCAGAATGGGGGCGTGGACTCAAGACCTAGAGGACAGATACAAAGAAGCTAAGGCTGATATGGAGTCTGTTAGTGATATCAATTTGGATATCATGGGCGAAGATGAGGTTATGCTAAACGGCGCTAATCGCGTAAGGGCTGGCATTTAATGGCTGTACAGCAGATAAATATATTCTCACATTATGATGTGCAGCGATTTGACCAATTCGGCTCAATGGACTGCGCTAATTGGTATATTATTCAGCAACAAAACACAAAACTGCCAAAAGCTCTTTATCCATCAATGGGGCGTAGACATTTATCCCTCAATGGACAAAATACTCTTAACTTCAATGGTGAGCCATCCCAGCTGTTTAGGTCTATAAATTATGTCTATGCCGTTGTAGGGACTCAAGTCATACAGGTAGATAAGTTCGACAATCAAACGGTTATAGGCACAGTTCCTTTGGGTTCAACTGTTTGGTTTTCATATTTGGTTGTTGGGTCTGCAACTTATTGCGCATTCACAACTGGCTCGAACATGTATATTTTCAATGAAAATACATCTTCATTTGATTTGGTGACAGACCCACTAGCACCGTCTAGGCCAGAGTTTGTGGCTACCTTTGGAGATAGATTTGTTGTTAGTGACAAAGGAACCCCAGACTTTTATTTAACCACTGTCGGCGTTCCAGTGGTTGGAAGCATGTTTACACCCGCCACATTTGCCAGGGCAAGCGGGGTCATCACTCAGTTTGCTGTATTGCATGCTCAGCTTTTCATATTTACGGATTTTGATACTGACATTTGGTCAAACTCCCAAAGCCAGATTACTGTTGCTGGGGTAACTTCAACATTCCCATGGAAGAGAAACACATCTTTTAACTTTAACGTGGGGCTGCTAAACCCTTTTAGTTTAGATGTGGATTTTGGTCGCATGGTATGGCTTGCTAAGAATCAAAGCGGGCTTGTAAGTTTTATGACATCAAATGGCGGTATGCCTCAAGAAATATCTACAGAAGCAATTGATGTTTTGCTGGAGAACTCGAGGTTTGATGAAGGGCTAAGCCCTTTCTTAACTGATCCAGTCGTTGATGGCTTTTTATACCAATATGAAAATACGATTTTCTATCGTGTCAGTGCTGGTAAGTATAAAGGGAACAAGCATCTGGATTGTGACGATGATGCTAAATCACTCGAATATAATTTTAATACTGGAACGTGGAACCGTGTAACAGAAGTTAATGGCGAAAGAAACAGAATAAAAAAACATGTTTTCTTTAATAACCGTCATCTAGTAACTGTTCAAGACGAAAACTCACTGTATGAGATGGCTGGTAACATTTACTCCAATGAGCTTAGAAACCCTAACGCGAATATCCAAGATGATGATGCCTACATCAAGTACCCAATAAGATATCAGTTAGTGACCGAGCCATTTTTTATGGAAGACTACGCAGAATTTATCACTGATTATCTGCAAATTGATTTTGTATTCGGCAATAGAACTTTTTTCAAAAATGAAACTGAGTTTGAAAATGCGGTATTTTTAATCGCTGAAGATGCGGCATCAGATGGCAGCCCAATTTACATAATAGCTGAAGACCAAGTTAACTCTGATGACGTTTTCCTGATTCCAGAAGATGCTTTTGCTAACACAATGAGTTTGAGTGATGACCACTATAATACTACATTTGCCCCACACTTAGAGCTGTATTACTCTGACGATGGGGGCGTTTCTTATCACTCTGCAGATGTTCGTGAATTTTCGGCTCTTGGAAATTATCGATGGCGCATGAGATGGTATGAGCTAGGACCAAGCAGAAACAGAAAGTATAAGCTTGTTGGCGTTGCTAGAGCACCGCTGGTTCCCTTGGGAGCAGTTCATAGCGTTAGAAGAGCAAGCGGGGACGGCAACTAATGAGTATATTTTTAGACACACTTGATTCAGTTCCACTAAACTCTGAAGATTTTGATTTTCAATTTGAGTCTTGGTTGACCCATCTTGTTGATGATTTAAATACTATTATTTTGCAGCTGCAGGATGAGATAAATGGGCTAGGGAATGGTTTGATTATTCCACCTAAGACGAACGCCGAAATCGTAGCGTTAGAGCCTGACGCTGCAGATGGGACTATGTGGTATAGCACAGACCATGTTCCACCTGTCATCGTGGCAAAAGTAAATGGCGCTCTAGTTCAACTATCTACAGCGGCATATCCGTAAAAGAGGAAATTATGGGACTATTATCAAGCATATTACATCCAAGTCGACCATATCGGAAAGCCGCTGAGCAATCCCAAATGTATTATGACCAAGCGCAAAGCAACTTGGCTCCTTATCAGCAACAAGGCCAAGCAGCATATGGCGACCTCCAAGGCGCAATGCAAAACATGCTCAACCCTGAACAAATGTATGGCGACTGGGCGCAAGGTTATGAAAAGTCACCTTATGCTCAAATGCTACAGCAAGAAGCCATGGACCAAGGTTTAGGTGCTGCAAGCTCAATGGGGCTTATGGGTTCTAGCGCGGCTTTGAATGCGCTTCAACGTGGCACGTCTATGATTGGACAGCAAGATAGAGATAACTATCTAAACAAGTTGTTGAATATGTACACCAATGGCGCTTCAACTGCCCAAAACATATATAGTCAGGGAGCCTCAGCAAGTGGCCAAATGGGTCAAAATGCAATGAACCAGGGTAACACTATGGCCGAGCTAACATACGGCATAGAGCAAGCCCCAGCCCAGATGATGGGCAGAATTTTGGGGGGCGGCTTAATGAGCGCCTTCCCTACTGGTAGCGATGGGCAAGGCTCAGGCCCTAACGGAATGGATTTAGCTGCATTAGGCAAGCTTCTGGCGGGGGTTATATAATGGCCACAAGAATTCCTTTACCACTCGATTTCTCTAGTGCTTTTATGCAGGGTGCCACTACTACCCAAGGCATCAAAGACAGCATGAGTCAAAATAAAATTC